AGCGGGAGGTGCATTTTCATGCACCTCTCACGCTCTCTTTCGGTTAGTCACCTTAAGACTTTAGGACCTTCGGGTCCGTTACCCGGCTCATCCTGAGCTTTTTCTACCTAGGAGTTTTACATGCGTGCTAACGAAGTTGGATCTTTATATATTTACGACCGGAATCGAACCTTCCAATTAAATGGAAGTGTTTCGAATTCTTTGGTCCAATCTACTAAGACTTTCAACGCTCGTCAAGCTTCGTATGTTAACAACAAAGGTTGGAGGCAGTCTATCCGCCGTGGATCATCATATCCTGTTTCGCCTTATGACGTAACATGGAATAAGATCAACTCGGTAGCTGTGGGTAAAGCAACAACTTACGATCGGTCTACGGGCAGAATTCTGCAAGTAACTGAACGTAATTACACTCCTAATTTCGGTTTACAACCGTTTATTAATAGTGTGAGGAATGAAGCACTCAGTAAGTATAGAAATAAACTTGCTGATTCCTCAGGTGCCTTCCAAGCACTGATTCCTTTAGCGGAAGCTAAGGAACTTCGTGGTTTGGTTAATACTATGGCTGATTCTGTCCCTGGCATGTTACATGCTATAACAGACATTCGCCGTGGTAAGGTTCGCGATGCTTTTAAGTACGCATCTGACAAATGGTTGGCTTGGTCATTCGGTTTTTCACCGTTAATGTCCGATGCTTCTTCTGTAGCTTTAGCTATAGCGAAGCGTATTGAGCCTACTCCATATGTTAAAATACGTGCTAGTTCTGAGCGAACTCAAATGATAGAGCTCACCAATCCTTCTGATGAAGGTGTTGGCGCTTATTCACGATCGTTCACTCAGGGGTCCATCATTCAAACTTGTAAAGTTACCTACACAGGTACTTACAAGGTCGGTATTAGTGCTGGTGTCAACTACGAATCTGCAGCAAAACAGTTTGGTATTACAATACCACACTTGTTTCCGCTTGCATGGGAATTAGTTCCCTATTCTTTCGTTATTGACTACTTTACTAACATCGGCGATGTCATCAATGACACCTTTATTGCTGGACCTACCGCTACTTCTCTAATGACTTCAGAGAAAAATGTTTGCCTTACACACAAAACGAGGAGGATTGTACCTACCTCGGGATTTGCTGTGAACGGCGACATTTCTGATGAAAGTTACGAGAGTGGTTCCTTTACACGGGCTCTTCTTGCTACGTTACCATCGCGAACGTTCCAGTTTGAATCATTTGGTTCAATTGGAAAGATCAAGAGAGTAATCAACCTTGCATCTATTTTAGCTAAATAGCTGCTCTTATTAATTACTAGTACCCATAGCTTGGGAAGGATGTTTAAATGCCTATTACGGTAACAAGTCCGGTGACCGGTACAGCCATTACTGGCCTTACCTCACCAACATACACCTTCGTAACTGATACTGCCCCTGCTGTCACAGCAAAGCAATGGGCTTGTACAGCTTTAGGAGGCACTCAAACAGGAGCGTCAGCGCACACGGTTTCTTCACCGTTTACGTTTACCTTCTTTAGAGCGCCAACTTTGCGTACAATCCCCTCTGTAAATGCCAATGGAGTTATTAAAAACATTCCAGTAAACACTTACAAAGCTTTGTTGAGAAAAGGAGCTGTCCCTGCGCTTAATCAAGCGCCTGTTGTGAATAGCGTAGAAATCAAGTTTAATGTTCATGCAGGGTCAGATTCACAATCGCCAGTCGAGATATCAGCAATGATGTCTTGTCTGGTTGGTTTACTGACTCAAAATGCACAAGGCATTTCTGATACACTCAAAACTGGAACAATCTAGTTATGAGTTCTAACGCACTGCGATTGATAATCATCATCGCTTTATTCACACCATTAGGGGATATCTTATGGCAGTTACGCACGAATGTGATACGAGACTTAGCTCTTTTATCCGCACATTTACAAACGAGTTACAATTCCACAAGTTTTCAGGAAAACCGAGCTTAAGGAGACAATATGAAAGAGTCTCCAAAAGGGCAGTTTATTCTGAATCGCTTGCGAAAATTGAGGGAAGAACTATTGACAAGTTTATTGATGTCTGTCGCGAAGTACAAATCACTAATGTCACCATTGATGGTGATGTTGTCCTTTATGCTCGCGCTTTTATTGATAATTGTCTTCGTTCTGCTAATTACCGTAATGGTCTATATGACCAATATGGAAAAAGTGATTCCCATGTCAATACAACCTATACTTTATCACATTGGAAGTTTGGACCTGGTGCCAGTAATGGCGTCAAAGGTACTCATTTCTATGATAAGTTAGGAAAGTTGACAGTGACATCTCGTGCCTCGCGACTTGCGTCGCTTCTTATCAAGTTGAACCCTTATTTGCACCAAATAGGTGACGGGTTCAAGGTGGTAGAAGGCAGTAAAATGTCAGTCGTTCCTAAGAACGAGAGCATTGGTCGCACCGTATGTAGTGAGCCGTCTCTGAACATGGCTATGCAGCTTTCGCTGGGTAACCAAATAAGTGACGGTCTGTCTTGTATAGGTATTGATTTGTCTAATCAACAAACCAAAAATGCAGCATTAGCTTTAAGAGGTAGTATACACAATGATGTGTGTACTATTGATCTTCGCTCTGCTTCAGACCTTATACAACCTTCATTGTTACAGCGGTTGTGGCCCACTTCTTGGAATTGGTGGTTTGATATCACTCGTTGTGATTCAACTTACATCTCTTCTTTGAAGTGTAGTGTAGAGTTACCTATGGTTTCTACCATGGGTAATGGTTTTACTTTTCCAATGATGACCCTTACAATATTAGGGCTTATCTATGGTACATATAGTGTTCATTTTCCTCATCTCCTAAAAGATGGTGAACTTGATCTCGACTATGTAGCTGTTTTCGGTGATGACATTATATGTCATTCTGAAGCTTACAGTGAAGTATGCCGTACTCTCCACAAGGCTGGCTTGAGTGTTAACTCAGACAAGTCTTATGCCACTGGTCCTTTCCGTGAAAGTTGTGGTTGCGATGCATATGATGGGGTTGATATAACTCCCTTCTATGTTAAGCAACTTGTAACAAATCAGGATATATATATTACTTATAATGGTCTTATGAGATGGTGCAGAAAGAACTCAGTTCTTATGCCTCTATCTCTAAACCTTCTTAAGTCTTTTATAGATGGACCTGTTTTTCTTGTTCCAGAATGGTCGCAACCTTATGCGGGTTGCCACACTTCTGAGGTTAATCGTGATTATAATGAATACGTTTATGTTCCATTTAGTCGTAATGTGCGTCTCTATAACGAGAAACACATGCTCGCCGTTTTAGGCGGGTACGCTAATGGCTTCTTAAACGGGCTACGTTCTAAACACGACGACGTCGTAAACATAACACCTCGCGATAAGCTTGGTGAGTATAAGGTGCGACGATCACGGTTGCCGAAATGCTTCCGTGATGGGCTAGATTACTCTAGTCCACAACCTAACCCTTCATACTACTTAGTAGTTTAAGGTTTTTGAAAACACCGGAG